AACTGTTCGCTGAACCAGAACCCGCCGATGCTCCGGGCCTGCATCTTCTCGCGGCCTTGCTCGTAGCTCTTGAACTCGATGACCCAGTTCGTGCGCGGATGTTTCTTCCGCGTCGTCAGCGGGACGGAGAACGGCCAGTTGCGGTTCGGCCGATACCACGAGATGCGCGGCCAGTCGATCAGTTCGGCCGGGATGTACTTCGACAGCTTCTCCTGCCAGCAGACGCCGCAGCACTGTTCGTAAGTATCCGAAATGACCCAGAACGGCGTGTCGACGCGGGGCGGCTCCTGCCAGTTGAGAAGATACTGCGCCACGTGGTACGCCGCGGCTTCCGTTTTGCCCGAAGCGTTCCCTCCCGAACAGATGGCGACGCGGTCGCGGGAGTGGGCGAACGATGTCTGTTGATCGTTGCGGCCGGCGTGGTCCTCGCGCGGCATCTTGAGGATCGTGCCGTCGGGGCGGACGAGGTTGCCGAACAGCGGATGGCGGATGATCCGGTGGAGTTGGCGAAGTTTCTCCTTGTCGCCAGCCTCGGCCGCCGTCTTGACCATCAGGTCCAGTTCATAGTCCGGGAGTTCGATCATCGCATCTTCGTTGCCGCCGCGATTTTCTCCAGGACGCGGATGATGCGCGGCAGCTTGCCGTCAATGTATCCGACGCCTCAACAGCACCTTCGGCAACGGCGACAACGATGACAGCGCTCCCTTGGGCAGCACTCGCCGCTGGAGGCCGAACAAGCCGGCGGCGGCGTTGGGCAGGGGGGGGGCGTGACAACCGCCGGCGGCGTTGGAGTTGGCGGCATGGGCATCGGCTTTGCGGCTTCGGGCGCAGGGGCCGGGGCGGCGACGGCGCACGACGGGCCGGGGCACGCGCTTGTCTGACACGTCGATTCGCACCCGCCGCAGCATCGGCGTCGGCAGCACGCGCTGGCATCAGTGACCGCCACGAATAGGACCGCCGCCATTGCCATCGTCGTCAACAGTTTCATCACACGTTCTCCTGAAAAGGGTTGGAACGAACTACGCCTTGATTGGTTGCATCCTCCGCCGCGACGACGGGTTCTCCGGTCCCCAGTTCCTCTTCCAGGTAAAAACACCCGTCACAGATTCCGTGGGTACAGCCGGTCGAACGTCCTTGGCAGTCGCAAATGGTCGTGAAGAAATGAAGCGAATCGAGCGGCGTTATGTCGCCGCACAGATAGCAAGGTATCGGGCACTCCATTTATGCGATCCCCATAAAGCCCGCGTCATCCTTGGCGGTCAAGACGCGGTAGGTAAGAGCCGTCGGCGTGCCATCGTCGAGCACGTAGCATTAGTTCGGGGAGGGCTCCGGGGCCTTGCCGTTCTGTTTCATCGCTCGGATGCCGTCCCGCAGTTCCTTGATGAGTTCGTCGCGGTTCGTCGGCATCTCATCCGACGGCGGGCGCTCGCCGGTGTCGAGGCCCATCAGCTTCGCCTTGCGCTCCTGGATCGCTACGACTCGGTCGAGAGCCGCCAGCGCGATTGAGTCGCCGCGAGCCTTGTCCCCGGTCGCCTCGACCATTTCCATCGCGCGGACCAGGAGAACGTCCAGTTGATCGAGCGCTTGTTGGCGGGCTTCCTCCCGGTCGAACTGTTCGTAGGCCGACCTTGTCTTGAACGCCTCGGTGAGCAACTTACGGACGTTGCGCTCACTCACGCCCATCATCCGGGCAATGTCTGCGTAGCTGTGCCCGCTGCGCTTGTAGCGGCACGCCTCGGCCTGACGCGGGGTCACGACATCTTCTGGCGCAGGCGGCGGGTTCGGGATTGAACTGTCCATCATGGCTTTTCGCACCTCTGTTTGCCTAGTTTAACCCCTCGCGGGCAACGGCCTTTGTCGCTGCCTGAGAAGTCCGTCACCCGGCGAGGGGCTTCTGCCAGGAAGGGCTGGGATGCGCGGTTAGGGTCCTTGGACTGTTGGCGGTCCGGGGACGATGACGATGGCTCCGGCTGTTCCGGCGACCACGTCGACGGGGAGCGTGAACACGTAGGGGCCGGCCGAGCCGTCGTTCCACGTGGCCGTGGCTGTCACCTGAACGGGGTTGCCCGGCGTACTCAGTTTCCCGGTGGCGTGCATCGTGAACGTCATCCCGACGGGCGGGTCAACGACGATGACGGTCGGGTCGCTGGAAGTCGGGGGCGGCGTCAGGGTTGCGACGCCTGAAATATCCACTTGATTTCCGGCGGCGTCAACCCCGTAGACGGTACAGGTGGAATCCTCGTTGTCGACCAGGACGAAGTTGTCGACCGGGGCGTGTTTGGGGTCCGCTGCGGCGGGCTTTTTCCCTTTGAGTGCCGAGCGCTTAATGAGGGTCACGCCGGGGTGTTTAGTCTTGACCATGATTCGTGTTCCTCTGATCTTCGGGTTGAGGGGTTGGGGTTCCAGGGACGATCTTGATTCCGGTGACCGGGGCCGGGCTCAAGAAAGAGACCATTTGTTCCTGGGCGTCGGCCATCCGGCGGCACTCAATGGCGATTTGTTCTTGGGCGACGACAGCCCTGCGAAACAGGGTGAAGATGCTGCAAATCATATCACAAAAACGGCCGGGCGGGAGACCATCCCACCCTACCCACCCGGCCGCGCCTGAGTTTTAATTTTCACCCCACGACCTCGGCGGCGCGTTCAGCCGGGTCACCTGCGGGTTGTTCTTCCTTCTCCGGGATGACCACGTCGCGGACGTTCCTGCGTCCCATACTGTCGGCGGCGATGATTCGCTGGACCACTTCGGGCGTAAGTCCCATCGCGTCCGCGATTTCCTGATTCTCATAACTCTCGCGGGACAGCCGCAGAACGGCCTGTTGGGTGGTCTCTCCCGGCGGATAGTGTTGATCGGGGGCCGGCGACAACCCGACGCCGACTTGAGTCTGGTCGAGCCCCTTAGGCTTCCCGGCCAGGATGCCAGCCGTGTCGGTGTACTTGGGCAGCGGGAGCCCGGCCGCCTGCGCTTGTTTGACGATCTCGGCCTCGGTCGTCTTTTTCATCTTGGCGACTTGTTTGACCGTGATGTTCGGCAGGGCGAGGAGTTCCTCCAGGGGTTCGGGGGCCGGTTGTGAGGCGGCTTCGGCGGCGTCCTTCCGCGCCATGGCGGCCTCGAACGCGGCGCGGGCGCTGCGCTTCTTTTCGGACTTGACACGCAGATGGGGCGGGACGTAGTCGTCGGGGAAGTCCCACAGGCGTTTACCGTCCTTGTCTTTCTGCATGTAGTTAATGACCTTCCACGACTCCGGGCGGCCGAGGTTGTCGACAAGACCGTGCATCCGGGCGACCTGCGCCGGGCTCATGTGGGGCATCGACATCAGGACCTCGATGGGTTCGACCGGTTTGGGGTGATCCTCGGCGACCGGTTTGATCCTGATGCGTTCGACTTGTTCGCGGGCCTTGAAAAACGCTTGGGGCGGATACTGGCGGTTCACGTCCTCGCGCTGGTCCCAGGCGTCGCGCTCCAGGCCGAGCATCATCACGGCCTCTTCGAGATCGCGGCAGTCCTCCGGGACATCGCCGTCGCGGAATACTTCGATCAGTTCGTCGAGGGCGATCCAATAGAGTTGATCGGGGTTCGGGCGGTTGCCGTCCGACTGCCACTCCCGGTGAACGCGGTTGAACTCGTCCACCATCGCGTTGAGCGTCTTTGTGCGTTCGTTCATGGTGATCCTCCAGCGATTCGAGTTTAGGGCATGGCCGGGCCGGGTGAAAAGGTGAGTCCGCCGTCGGGTGCGCTGCCGGCGCAGTTCCCAGCGCTCACGACCAGATTCTCCGGTTTGATGAACGACACGTCCAGGTCGTAGACGAACGTCGAGCCGTTGGCGAACAACCACGACCGCAGGCCGTTGACCTCGATGCGGGTCGTTCCGGCCGGCGGAAAGATGGTGCCGTGTTCGCCATTGTTGTCCGTGATGGACAGCAAGCGCGGTGTCCACGCGTGAGCCGAGTCCGCTCCGGGCCCTCCCGTGAGGCAGGTTACGCAATCCGTGACCTTGAGATGCCCACCCCGGAACAGGATCGCCGCGACGCCGCCCCAGACCGGATCAGAGACCGAGCCGCCAGCCCACATCCAAGCCGCGTTGCCGATGAACGTCGTCCGCTCCACATTGAGATTCATCCCGTACCCGCTGTTGCCGCACGTCAAGCCCCAGCGCCCGTGCCGGACAAGGCAGTCCTCAATCGACAGCGACGGCATCGTGGCCTCGGACGTGGCGTTGTCGTCGGCCCAGTAGTACGAACACCAGCCGGGACAGGCGAGCTCGCACCGCTGGATGCGGGCCGAGTAGGGCGTGGACCCGCGTGGCTGCGAGGCGAAGCCGACCAGCGTGCAATCGTCCCTGGGGAGCATCGGGATTTCGAGGGTCAAGTCTTGGAGCGTCGTGTTGTGCAGGTGAAACTGCGGGATCGCGTTGACGAGCCGATGGCCGCGCAACACGGTACGGCCCATCCCTTGGCCGCGAATCGTGATGTCGGGGAAGATGATCTCGTCGTCGTCGTAATCGAACACGCCGGCGGGCAGCACGAGCGTCGAGCCGGCGGGATAGTTGAGAAAGTCAATTTTCATGGGATACCTCCGAACATGGTGCGCAGGCGGGCCGCGATCTGGTTGTTCTTCGCTTGGTCCGTCGCGAGCGTGCCGGTGCCGGGTAGAATCGCCTCGAACGCCTGATCGAAGTCCGCAACGCCGCCTGAGTAACCGAGCATCATCCCGGTGGTTTCCCCTGCGCCGGAGACTGGGTTCGCTCCCGTGGCCGTGACGCCGTTGACGATGACCCGCGCGCTAGCGGTGTTAAAGAACTCGAACACGCCGAGCGCCCACGTGCCGTTCGCCGGCAAGCCGGCGTTTACGGGACCGTTGGCTCCGTCGTAGGTGCCGATGTTTGGCGTCGTGCCCGGCTGGTACACGTAGGCGTAGGACAAGTCAGTCGAGAGCGAGAAAAACTTGTTCAGCGCCCAAGCGTTCTGGCGGAACACCTTGAAAATCGTATAGGGCCGCGCTGGGTTATACGTGCCTGCCGAGACCATGTACTTCTCGTTGGCGGCCTTGGTCCAGTGAATCCAGTTGTACCCACCGGGGCCGCCGCCGATTCCGTAGAGCGGCTGGTTGCCGACGGTTCCCTGTGAGAAGTCGTGCGACTGTCCGCTGTGGTCCACCAAGGTCGCGATGGGGTCGTTGGGATTTTGGACGGCCGAACCGCCGGCCAGCTTGCCGCAGTTGGCGATGTTCTCCGCCAAGTAGCTAAATCCAACCCAGATGAAGTTCGAGACGGTCACGGCGTTCTGGCCGAGGGCGTTGGCGACCGTGAGCGTCACCGAGTAAATCCCACGGGTCGAGATCGTGAAGCTCGCGTTCTGCGTCGTCTTGACCTGGACCGCCGTTCCCGTCTCGTCATAGAGGGTCCAATGCCAAGCGGTCGGGCCGTTCGTCGAGGCATCGACAAGATTGACGACGCCTCCGGCCGCGATGCCGATGGCGCTGGGTGTTGAGGGGACCGGCTGCCCGCTGATGGCTGCGACAGGCGCGAGCGTGCCGCCGGTCGCCGGCTTGTTGTACGCCTGGGCGTGCGCGAGCATCTGGGCCTCGGTCATCGAACCCTTGGCGATGAACAGCTTGGACTTCTTGACGAGCGACGCCGGCCGCCCACTTGACCCGCCAACCGTCAGGGCATTGGCGCTGCCCGTCGTGCCGGGCGTCGTGTTGCCGCTGGCGACGGCCATCTGACTGCCGAGGATTTTGTTGGGAAATATCTGAAAGTCCTCGATGAGCAAGATCGGATTCATTGGGACTTGATAGAACGTCAGTCCTTGCGCCACTCCCGCGCCGCCCGGAGGGTCGAATCTTAGGCAAGTGAAATACTCCGTGTCGGCCGTATATTGGTTGACGTAGACGGTGATCCCACTCGTGCCGTTCGCCGATGTGAACCCGAACTGGGCCGCCGCGTTCGCGCCCGTGTAGAACTGGAAGCCTTTCGACCCGTCGTAGTTCTCCAGCACGTAGCCGAGCGTTGATTGCACGGCAGCGGGGATGCTGTAGAAGCCGCCCATGCTCCACGCGCCTTGGTCGTAGCGACTGACGAAGTCGAAGCGGCCAACAGTTGAGGGGTCAAAGACCATCGCTAGGCCGCAGCCGATGAATAGCACGCCGCTGATTTGGACGCCGGCCTTGACCGCTTGACACGGGCCGGCGGGGGTCGTGACCGTCCAAGAGTTGTTCGAGCGGTCAAGCGCCGCCTCGACCGGCCAGCCGTCGGGCGGATTGGTCGGCGCGGAGGCGACGAGGTCATGCGACCGATTGACGTACATATCCAGTGGGTCCAGCATGGACAGCTTGAGATTCCCCGCGCCGAACACGGCGGGGTCGTCGCAAGTGTTGGGGATGATTGCGGCCCATGTCTCCGGGGATGGCTTTGAGTACGGAAGCGACTTGAACGCGCTGGGCTTAAGTGCGGCCTTGGTGAACCGCCAGTAGAGAACGTCGAGGGTGCTGGAAAAAGCGCCCGTGGGCGTATCCGCGAACCGGCAGAACCCCTTGCTGCATGTCGTGTTTGTCAGCTTGTTCTGCGCCGCCGTGGTCGTGTCCGTGATGGAGCCTGAATCGAGCAGGATGGTGGTGGTCGCGTTATAAATCCAGTAGTTGAGTTTTCGGGCTGGTCCGTTCTGTCCCGTCACGTCACGCTGGACGACGATGTGATACGAACTCCCACTCGTCATCGCCGCGAACGTGCTGGTCAAGACGGGAGACGGGTTCGTCGTGCCGTCGTCGACCGTGAATTGGAGTTGCCCGGCGGCGATGGAGACCTTCAAACCGCCCGTGTTGGCCCCGACATGCGTTCCGACCCGCGAGTCGCCGCCCCACACGACGCCACTACCCGCGCCCAACGGACAGCGCAGGCCGATCTCCAGTGTGCCGTCGCCGGTATCGTAATCGTTGTAGTCGAGTTCGTAGGTGTCGTCCTTGAGGCCCGCCGTCGCGCCGAAGTTGTTGGCGGAGCCGCTGGACATTTCAAGGTAGCTGGCCGCAGGGAAGCTCAGACTGTCGTTCTTGAATACGGGCGCGCCGCCCGGCTTGCCGTGCGCGCCGCAGTTGCCGATGTCGCGGACGCCGATCATGCCCGACCACGCCGGTAGACCCGCAGGCAGGTCGTTCATCGGCATCTCGACTTGGTCCGGTGCGGCCGCCTTGATGGCCGCGACGTTCGTGGCCACGAGCGCAATCCGCCCCCAGACCCGCAGGCTGTAGCTCGTCGTCGGCGCGGCGTCGCGCTCCATCGTTGTCCAGATGACTCCGTCGGGGGTCATCGCCATTCGGGTATTCGAGTAGCCGCCGAAGCAAAACGTGAGCGGCGGCTTCTGCCAGTTGGCCGAACCGCCCGTCGGGTCGCTGCACCAATAGTGAACCCCGTGGTCGGCGTCGCGGGCGCTGTCGGGCGTGTTGGCGAGCACGACGGCCTGACCGCCGACCGCCACGATGTCTGACTTCTCCGTGTTCCAGTTGCCCGTGCCGGCCAAGGAAATGAATTGCCCGCCCCACGACGCGCCGTTGTCTGACGAGACCTTGCCGTATCGGTTGGCAATGCCCGCCGTGCGGAGGTCCATGTACATCCGGCCGTCGCCCAACAGCGCGATGCCCGGCTCTTTCTCTTGCTGGACGGCGAGGAGTTCGTTCTGCGTCGAAGGGACCCAGGTCGTGCAGGCCAGGGTCGTCGCCCGCAGCGTGAACGCGACCGTGACGGGACTCTCCACATCGGTCCCCAGTCGCCCGTAACAGGCGATGACGGGCAGGCCGGCGGCGTTGAGCGTAGCTGAACACATGGAGAACCAGCCCAGGGCCGGCGTGATGGTCGCCGAGCCGGTGATGGTCTCGTGGCCGGCGACGTAGGTCGGCGGGGCGCTGCCGTCGGCCTTGGCGACGAGGTCCGCGTGCGTGGCGTCGGCCCGCTGAAAGTAGAAGTAGTTGTTGTTCAGGCCGTCGAGATCGCTCGTGAAGTTGCCGTTGATTTTGGCATACCACGTCGCCGTCGGGTACGTGGTCGGCATGTTGCCCGTGCTGGCGACCGGGAACCGATACTTCGGCGTGCCGCCGCCGTCGCTGCCGATGGACGTGAACGACATCGCGTATCCGGTGCAAGGAACGACGCACTGAGTCGTGATGTCTGTGGCTCCCGCCGTGCCGTCAATCTTCGTCCAGGTGTCACCGTTGTTCGTTGATTTTTGGAGATAGAGCTTGACGCCGATGCGGGTCGCCGGGGAGCCGCCAGGCGGATAGTCCGACCAGCCCGCGCTCGTGTTGGACGTGTACGCCGACTCGACGTGACCGCGCAAGACGGTTCCGTTCTTGAGGTCAACAAGGAAGTTGCTGTTGGCTCCCCATCCGCCTGCCCCCCGGCTCGATGTCGCGTAGGCCGTCGAGTAGGTGAAGTTGAGCAGCTTCGGGTCGCCGTTGGCGGCGAGGACGTTCGTGGCCTTGGCCTGCCGAATGAACCCGGCGGAGTTGTCCGGCGATGGTACGGTTCCGCCGTACTGACAAAGCGCTTGAATCAAGAGCGTGTCGGTCGCCCCGATGTAGGCGATGGCCCCCTCGCGGAACGCGCAGAACGACGGCTGAGTGACGCCGAGCGCCTGTTCGCTGCCGACTTCACCGTAAGGGAAGATGTCGCGGAGCGCGCTGCCGAACGCGCCGGAGGTCGGGGCCAAAACTCTGCCGCCGCCCGCGCCTTTGACGCGGGGGAAGAGCATAGCTTGGTCCATGACGAGCGGCACAACGTCACCCCTTCGTCACGACTCCATCGAGGGTTCCGGCCGCGTTGCCGACAATCTTGAGAGCGCCAGCGCCGTAGAGCGCCGCCGGGAGGTCGTAGCTCTTGCCTGCGCCAACGGCCATCGTGACGGGCGTCCCGGCGGTTGTGTCCTGCGCCGGCAGGAACGTCGCGGCGGCAGTCTTGGCGTCGTAGAACGTCAACAGCGTGAGCGGCGAGCCGGCGGAGACGTACAGCCGCCCTCCCGCCATGCCCTTGTAGTTGATCGGCTTGATGTTCGCGAGGTTCCCGACGACATCGACAGCGTAGTTGTCGTAGACGGCGGTCGCGCGTTCCATGATGGACATGGCGGCTTCCTTGTGGTTTGGTGCGGCGGGCGTTCCGACCGGACCAGGGTTGTGCCGGAACGCCTCTCGCCGCCCAAAAGTCGATTAGCGCCTCGTCACGCTGCGGAAACTCGTGCGCTGGACTTCACGTCCGCCCCGGAAGCAACCGCCTTCGCGGACCCGTGCGCTCTCACGGAACCGGACGCCGCTGTCGAACGCGAACGACTGCGTGAAGAATCGCGGTTGCTCGAAAAAGACTGGGCGGCTGAAAAACTGGAAAGAACTCTGCGGCACGAAAAAGGTCTCGCTTACGACAGGCGAGGCGAATAAGCCAATGGTTGAGAACTCGGAACTGCACGGCGAGAAACCGAACGAAGAGACACCGCTGAATCCCTGAAGAAACACTCCGTTGCAGGCGGCGGCGGGCTTGGCTGCGAAACCAACAGCGAACGCGACAATAGCCAACAGACCGCAACAGTGGCGGCAATGACAGAACAGGCGGCGAAAAAAGTGATGACGGTGACGGCACATAGTTCGGTCCTCTCGGAAAGGCGCATCGGTTTCAGTAAGGCGAACGCTGCGGCGGAACCTGCGGCGGAGTCGGCTTCTCGGATTGGCTGACCTTCGGCCGTCCCCCGTTGCGAATGAACGTCTCGTAGTCGATCACGGCTGCGAGTTGATCGGGGGTGAGCGGCGGCTTCCCTTTGGGCATCCGCTTCGTGGCGTCCGTCGCGCTCACCCGGCCCCTGATTAGTTTGACGGTCTCGTAGTTGGCTGTCAAGATTCTCGTCAAATCCAGGGCCTTAAGCGCTTCGGCGTTACTCCCACTCGACGCATGGCACGAGAGACAGTTGGCCTCCAGGACCTTGAGGAACGACTCGGTCGTGGCGACCGCGTTGTCGTCCGGTTGCTGGATCGTCCACTTCCCGCTGGCGTCTTGCTTGGCCTGGATCGTGATGGTCCGCTGTTCGTTGGCCGGCGTCGGGTTGAGGATCGACATGATCTGCATGGCGATCTGGCCCTTGAGGTACAACTGTTCGTTCTGCGCGTTGAGTTGCTTCCGGGCGTCGACCGAGTCCAGGAACCGGCCGAACGCCTGACTCGAAAGTTCCTGCGCGTGTTCCGTCAACCGACTGGCTTGATTGAACACCTGCGCGTCGTCCTCCCGGTACGCTTCGGCGGCGGCGCGGTATCCCGGCACGTAGTTCACCGTGTCCGTCAACGAGTACCCGAACAGCGTCGTCCCTGGCTGCGCGAGCGGCCGATAGTTGTAGAGGTTCGATTGTGCGCCGGCGTAGGACGCGAATGGTTTTTGATACCAGTAGACGCGCCAGCCGGTCGGCGACGAGCGGTCGAGCACCTTGCCCTCGATGACCTCGAACGAACCTTGCCAATAGGTCCCGTCCTGATGCCACACAATCGGCGGCGCGGTCTCGACGGCGACGGTCTCGATGACCGGCGCGAAGATGCACGTCGGGATGCCGCAGCAATTTGCCCGGCCACAGCGCCAACACGCCTCGGCGCTCGATGCGATCAACAGCGCAGCGATGACCATTGCAATCCGTTTCATGGCTGAACTCCGTTTCTAAAAAGAGAAGGGATGTTTCAATCCCGCCAAAGTTCCTTTGTGCTTCCTGTTCGTCGGCGCTTCATCCATGCCGTCGTCTTGCCTTTGTGGAACTGCAAGCCGTATTCCCAGGAGTGACCGGATTCGCACTCGAAGGTGATTCGCACAAGCGACCCGCGCCCGGCCTGTTTGATCTTCCGCACCTGAACAAAATCCGACTCACAGATGGACCGCGCCGAACCTTGATCGACGGTGACTCGGTGAATGTGAACGTAGTCGTCTCCGCAGACCGGACAAGCAATGTACGCGCTATCTTCGGTCATTCCTTCGGTCAGCACGAAGCGCGGCGATTTCATCCCGCTCATAGACTCTTGCGATACTGGAGGTTGATTTTTGGGGCCTGTTCTGCGGATCGGAACGCCAAGTCTTGGAACACCCTCTCGAACTCCGCGCGAATGACTGTGTCGCCTCCCTTGAGTAGTGCGATGATGATGTTCTCCGGCGACGTGGGATCGTTCGTCGGCAGCGGCGGCAAGAGCCGGTTGAGTAACTTGACCGCCGCGTCCTTGTTCGTCACCCGCCAGCCGAGTTCGAGGCACGCCTGTTGCGGCGTGACCGAGGCGTAGCGGTATGACGATTGTATCGCGCTGATTGTAGCAGAGATTTTCGGAACCTCAAAGCCGCCGGTCGCGTGCCAGACCGCTTCCGTGTAGTCGTCACGAGCGCGAGAGAGCGGCTTGTCCGGGTTGCCGGCGAACAGGCCCGCGAGTATCTGGACTTGTTCGGCGTTCGAGCGAGGGATCAGCTTGAGGTCTCCGAAGGCATCGAGCCGCGAGCGCTGGAACGCCAACTTGAGATCGTTGACGGCAGGCTGATACCCGTCATGTTTGCCGTGGCAGCGGATGCACGACAGGCCGGGCTGCAACCGGGCAGTAAACGGCGGCGGGACTTCGTGGTCCTTGACGACGTTGTCCGGGGCGCTCTCTTGCCGCTCGCCGTTCTTGGCGCTGAACAGGGCATAGACTTGCATCCCGTTTCGGCGCATCCCAATCGCTTCGATGGCCGTGGCCTTGAACTGAATCGGGTTCTCAACGGGGTCGCTATCGGCGTTCGGTATCTCTTCGTCGGAGGCATCCATCGTAAACGTGAAGAGTCCGCTCGCCGTCGTGATCCGCACCTTGGGCTGGTTATCCAGTTCGATCAGGCGCGGCTTGCCGGTGACTTCGGACTTCTTGACGACGATCCGGCTGATGACCTCGAAGTCGTTGATCTTGACGCCCAGCGAATCGAGAAACTTCTGCCAAGCCGTCTTGTCCTTGTCCGATTTTTCGATGCCGAGGAAGTCGTAATACTTTCCGCCGTCGGTCGTGGTCAGCGCCTTTTCGAGCAACCAGTCGGCGCGGTAGATCGGCGCGCCGCTGACCGCCGCCGCCGAGAGCGCCAGCGTGTCTTGCGGATTGGGGACCGAAGAGAACTGGACGACGGTTTGCGTCTTGTCCTTCCCTTTCTCAATCGGGACTTGACGCGCGACGTGGAAGTACGGGTCGATGGCCGCGAGATCGTTGAGGATGACGGCTTGCCGCCAGAAACCGAGTTTGTCGCGGGCGGACTTCGGGTCCCCGGCGCACAGTAACCGGAGGTCGTAGCGGACGAGCCAGCCGTTGCCGCGCATCGTCGGGTGAATGATGATCGGGGCCTGACTGACCGAGGCGTTCAGCATGTACGAAATGGCCCGCGCCCAGGTGAGATCGCCCCACGGCGGAATCCACACGTAGCGGACGAACTGGCGGTCGAACGGCGGCAGCGTTTCGATGTCCATGCGCGCCGTGTGGACGGCCGCGTAGACCGACGGGACCGGCTCCGGTTCTACCTCTGCCGGGGTAATCGGCGGCTGAGTTTGCAACCCCCCAGGCGGCCGGACGAACTCGCCGAATGGCAGTCGTGGTCCCTCGTTTAAGGCCACTGGCAACGCGCCTAACGCGACGGAAGCCAAAAAGGGTAAAGGTATGCTATGGGAGGTTTGAGGCCGCCAGAGTCGACGCCAGAAGCTATACGGGGCAATTACAGGGTCCGGCTTGGAAACAGCGGCCGGAAGGGGTGATGATCGGGGCCGGCGCTGGGCGGGAGGCGGATCAGGCCGGCGCGGAGCCTCGGCGACCGGCTGCGTGATTGCCCCAACGACGAACGCCGCCGACACAAGCCAAGCGATGCGCACCGACAGGCGAAAGCGGTTCATCCATCATGCGGTTTTCGGATTGACTTTTCCGGCGATCTTTTCCTCGTCGAGAATCTGTTTGACCGCCGGGCCGGTTGTCATCGCCTCGTTCATCATCACCCGCAGCATCGTTTCCTCTTCGTCGGCGCGGCGGTTGAGGAACTCGGACAAGACTTCATCGGCTCCGGCAATCTGCATCCGGCGGACTTGGCCGGACGGCGCGAGGACTTCGATGACCGGGTTTTTGTCATGAATGAGTAGGTCGTGAAGTTCGGACAACAGCGCGAGGAACTGAATCTTGTCGGCGATCTTCCGCGCGTTCTGGCCGATCTTGATGGCACTTTCGATCATCCGCCGATCCTCCAGCGGTCAAAACAACCCACCCGGCGCGAGTCGCCCCGCGCCGAGTGGGCCGAACAACGGAAAGGAACACACGCTCAAGGTGTCCCGTAGTACACGGGGATTTGCACGCCTTTGACAATCCGGTCGCGAATCGACGCCAGCGCCGCCTGCCCGACGCGCTCGATCTCGTCGCCCTGCGGAGTCAGCTTGAACTTTCGCGCCTTGGCGATGATCTCCAAGTCGAGCGCGACCGGCCACACTTGTTCGCGCTCGCCGAGGTTCGAGTAGACGTTCGTGTCGATGACCAGCGCGTCGGGAATGTCCTCGCCGCCGCTGACTTCGTTTTCAATTTGCTGGCCCATCGACTCGTTGCCGTGCTGGATGTTCGAGTGACCGGCCGCGAGGCTGCGGAACTTGATCTTCCGCACCGAGGCCAGGATCGCCGGCTGGTTCGTCGCGTTCCGCAGCTTCGTCCGCAGGACCCGGATGAAGTCGTCATGCTCGAAGCCGTTGGAGTTCGAGACGAGCGTGAGAAGGAACGCCCAGGTGCTTGAATGAAGCAATCGGAGTGTGACGCGGTCCCGGCGATCCGCGTCGTCGAAGATGAACACGACTTCTTCGTCGCCGATCCAGATGTTGCCCTTGCCCTCGCTGTCCCGCGTCGCCACGGCGATCAGGTCGTCGACCGTCGTGACGTGATGCTTGCGATTCGGCGGCGTCGCCGTGACGCGCAACAGTTCGCCGTTGTGATACCACGTCTCGGTCCGGCCGTCGGCGCTCGTGTCGACGCGCCGCGTCTTTTCGGCTTCCGCGATTCGTCGCTGGAGATCGGCAATCGCGTCGATGGCTTCGGAGATCATCGTTCAACTTCTCCGCTGTTCGGGTTCACGTCATCGAACGTCGTTTGATCGACGTTGTCCGGCGACGTGCTGGAGAAAATCAAATGGCCCTTGCGGTTCGTCGAGAACGAGTACGTCTTGGACTTCCGCGCGGGGACCTTCGTCTTGATTTGGAACTCGCCCTCCGCGCCGTCGCACAGACCTTGCTCGCCGACGACCGGCGTGATCTTGAACTCCAAGGTAACGATGCGCGGCGACTTGTCGCCGGGCCGGTCGTCGCAGTCCATGACGGCGGTGCGGACGGCCGTGTCGAACGCCAGAACGATGCGCTCGTCGAGGGTTCCGAGGTTGCCGAGGTCCAGTTTCGTGAGTGGCATCAGAGAGTCCTTTCGTGTTCGGGTTTCCAAAGTGTAATACATCGGCCGCAAGGGTGTCAAGCGTTCACCGCGAATACTCAAACCGGGCCGATGTCGCCGCGTCAAAGCAATCTTGGGGAATCGGCCGCACGAGCGATTGCCAGCCGAGCATGAACGGCAACCGCTTGTAATTGCCGTCGTGGAATGTTCGGTCGGCGCGCCAATCGTTTGTTGCGATGACAAGTTGATTGCCCGCGTCAAATACAAACGCCGAGTCGTCCCACCAGACCGTCCCGCCGCTGGAATCGCTCAGGTCGAAGCACCAAACGGCAAGCCGCTCGGCGGGACACACGAAATGGTCTGGGTGACGAACAGGCACAGACCGGAACGGCAGACCCCAGGCAATCGCAATCGGGTTGCCGTCCATGCTGAACAACTCTTCGCATAACTTGAGTTCGATCTTCGTCGGCGCGTCGGCTTTGATTTCCAGATGCAGCTTGAGCCTCGGCAGCCAGAAGTCCGGGAGGTATGCGCCGGACGGAAGTGAGTATCCTTCGCGCTCGTACTGCCACGTCTCGCGGATCGAATCGAGAAACACAGCCCACCGCGCTTCGAGGCGCGACCGAAAACGATAGCCGCCGTAATGTGTTTCGATGGCTTTGAGTTCGCTCATTGGCTCCACCCGTCGAGGAACGGCGGCGAGTCAGGCCGATTCGACCTGTTGACGAACCGAGTGTAGTGGCTTTCCCAGTGGAGTTGAAGCGCTCCGGTCGGGCCGTTGCGGTTCTTGGCGACAATCGCTTCCGCTTGCCCGGCGACTCGCGCCTTCTCTTCGTCGCTCTCGGCGTAATACTCCGGCCGATGGAGGAACACGACCACGTCGGCGTCCTGTTCAATCGCGCCGCTTTCGCGGAGTTGCGAGAGGCGCGGCTTGCCGCCGCTTGACTCCGCTTGCCGGTTCAGTTGGGCGAGGCACAGCAAAGGGCAGTCGATCTCGCGGGCCATCTTTTTGAGTTCCGCCGTCATCCGGGCGATCTGTTGCTCACGCGGGGCGCGGCCGTCCTCGGCGCGGATCAGTTGGAGGTAATCGACGACGACGAGTCCGAGAGTCCCCGCCCGGCGCTTCAGCCGCCGCGCGATGGCCGCCATTTCGTTCACGTTGCGGTCCGTGGCATCGTCGAACGTCAGCGCGACGCGCGACAGTCGCGCCGCCGCTTCCACAAGTTGTTCGCGGTCGCTCGCTCCGAGGAATCCATTTCGCATCTTGTGGATGTTCACCGCCGACTCGGCGGCCAGCATCCGGTCGGACAGGGACAGCGAGTCCATTTCCATCGTGAACACCAGAACCGGCTCGGTCTCGGCGATGTTCCGCGCGATGTTGAGCGCAAACGCTGTCTTGCCCATGCCCGGCCGCGCCGACAAGATCATCAGATTGCCGGGTCGCAAGGCGACAATGGAATCGAGGTCCGGGAATCCCGTCGGCTTGCCAAACACGGTCGACTTGCCGTCCATCCGCTCACTGAGCGCGTCGAACGCTCGCATCATCGTCGTCCGAATGTCCGACACGTGCGAATCGTTGAGGCGGTTGTCACGAATCTCGAACACGAGTGCCTCAGCGCGGGCGACGAGATCGGCGGCGGCCCCGACTTGACCGTAGCCCATCCGCAGCAAATCGCTCCCCGCGTGAATCAGCGCGCGCTTCGTCGCGCAGTCGCGGACGGAGTTGGCGTAGTACAACGCGTTGCGCGCGTACGGCGTCCGGCGGCTGAGTTCAGCGAGGCGCGGGATGCCGCCGACCACAGCGAGTTCGCCATGCGTCGTCAACTCGGTGACGAGCAACGTCGTGTCGATGCGCTTGCCGTCGTTCTGCATGGCAAGCAATCGCGCGAACAACGTCGCGTGCCCTGGGTCGTAGAAGTCGCTCGGAGACAAGACGAGCGCCAAGTCATCGAGGCAATCCGGTGACAACAGCGCGGAGCCCAACACGCCCTCTTCGGCTCTCAAGTCGAACGGCGGCAGTTGATCGTGAAGTTCTTTCGACACTCTGCGGCGTTCATGTTCGGCCATTGGGACCCCCGGTGAGTTCTGGGACTTCGATGCTGAGGAGCGACGAGAACGTCGCGTCGCTGCCTTCCAATTTTCTTTTGAGAGAGTCGGTGAAGTACGCCATCGCGCTGCGGACCGGCGACTTCGTTTTTTTCTTGAGCCGCTTGGACGTTTCTTCGGCGGCCTCCATCACGACCGACTCGGAGACGACGCCTTGAGCGACAGCAACTCCGACTTGCTTGACGAGTTCGTCATCGTTCGGGTCGCGCGGGACGAGGTCCCAGACTTGATTAGCGACCCGTTTGGCTTCCTCGATGTCAAAAGGACGGTCGGCCGCCATCGGTCGACCGTTAGAGGGAATCAAGGAAGAGGGAATCAAGGAAGAGGGAATCAGGGGAACTGTACCAGGGCTTGTTCCGGTCTTGTTCCGGTCTTGACCAGGACTTGTCCAGGTCTGGCCCTGGTTTTGTCCTAGACTTGCCTCGAACGGGGGAAGGCTTCGGCTCAGTTCTTTGTGGTGTGGCTGTTGATGTTGAACGAACTTTGGTACGTCGATAACTCGTGTCCCACCAACGGAATATCGCCTGATGAATCCCTTGTCGGCCAGTTGGTTGAGGAGCGCCTCGATGTCGCAGTCGTCGTATGGCAAACACTCGGCCTTTATGAACCGGGGTCGATCTTCGAGTCGACCGTCACGGTCGGCGAGTGTCCACAGGCCGGAAAAGAGAAGCCGCGCCAGTGGTTCGCAATCTGCCAGGACCTCGTTCTTGAAAAACCCCGGCTTGAGATTGCGTGACCGTGCCATGTCGTTCACCCCGGCATCTTCCCCGGCATCCGTGGATCGGCTTGTCGAGAGAAAAAAGCACCGCCGGCCCAAGCGATTTAGCCGTGGAAGGACAGAGAGCGCTTGGGGGGCGGCGGCGGCTTTTTGTAGCTGAATTGGTTAGTCCTTCCACAGACCAGCGGACAGTATGACAATCCCCGTATTACGTGTCAAGAACACTTCAGCGCGGCGGCGGCGAAGCGGTAGTCCGCAAGCGTCGCGCCTAAGGTCACTGGGCGCACGCTGTCGTAAGCATCAGTTGGCAAATGTGGAAAAATCTCCGCGAACGGCCGCAGCGCCGCCTCCAGTTCGGCAATCCGCCGCCCAAGTTCTATGATGAGTTCGGCTTGGTCTCGGTTGACTCGCTCATGCCGCCGCTCGGCCGCCGCGAGCTTGTCGCGGAGGCGGATAATGGGCCTTCTTGTTTGATTATCAACGAGCGATTGCACCTCCTCCCACAGTTTGACTGGCAAATTGCAACGTTGATTCATACAACTATTTCTTCCGATGGGCACTCTCGCATATTCTTCACCGTCGCTATACGAGTCGTGATAGTCCGTCATGGAACTGCCGCATAGCGGGCATCTACTATCACGAGTAATCATTTCCCCTCCTCCGCCGCTTCGAGTTCGGCGATGCGCTGCTCGGCTGCCGCGAGCTTGTCGCGGGTCGCCGTGAGTTCTTCGGCGGCAACGCGAATCAACTCTTCCGGCGTGGCACAATGCGGAGTGCCGCCGAGATGTTCGAGGGCCGTGGCGAGCGATTTGCGATCTGGCTGATTCGGATAGGAACGTATACTGAGTCTCAAATCACACTGACCGCTAGGACACGTAACGCCGGTCGGCTTCGCCAACTTGCAGAATAGTTGGCAATCCTCATTTGGGTCGGGTTCGCCGCCTTGGCGATGCGGCTGAGTCCCGCAACATTTGTCGCTAGAATTAAATACGTCGTTCGCATGACACGCGATAAGCCACGGCAGCAACTCGCACAGCTTGTGCAGGTCCGCCAGCGGTGGGAGCGTGCCGAGTGCGTGGTAGCCCTGCCTCACGATAAATTCTTCTGCGACCTCGCTTGTCGTTGCGGCTAGTTGTAAGTTCGGCCCTTGCCACAGCCGGATCGTCGGTTCAGTCATGGCACTAACCTTTCTGTTGACAACCGTTTTCTGGTAATTCCTGCGGCACGGGCTGCCATTGGTTGCAGCCGAAGTCAAAATGCGTTACCAAGCAACCAACCATATCGGGACCGCCGTTTAGCAATCTGAGCCGCGCCCTCGACCCTCCGCTTCCGAGTCTCAGGCATTCTCCATTGCCAGCAGTACCCGCCGGCGCATCGTAGGCGAGCCACCAGCGACAGAATTGGCACGTCGGTTCAGTCATGGGGTGGCTCCTCAAATAGATTTATTGGGTGCCCATCGGCTGAAAAGTAATCGCCGCCTTCAATCTTGCATCCGCCTGAGCAACGCGACTTATCGCACGGAATGACGTACAGAGCCGCGTTTGGCGGATCGAAGTCCGAACGTAGGACATTACTCATCTTCCGGCCGCATTGTGGGCAGAGTAGGTGAATCCGACCAGTTCGCAACGGCGCGAATCCTTGCTGTACCCACACGTCGGTCGGTTCAGTCATGGGTAGCTCCTTTTGTGCGCTTCTTTACCGTAGTGTGATTTGTGCCGGTCCCTTGCACGGATTGTTCTGATTGTCGCGCCGTCGCATCATTCCGCAAATTCGGCAGCACTCGCCGGGGATGCTACTCGACAGCACGTTGCCCCATACATGCCCGTCTACAATTTCGGTGACCTCAAAGAGCGTGGAACCGCGCTTGATGAATTCGCCTGGCTTGGCTCGGCGCATTGCGTCGGCGTCCATTCACTCCTCCAATCTCGCCAGCGCTTCACGAACCACCTTGGCGTGGGCGCGGCAGAACTTAACGCCTTCGATCTCCTCTTTGCCGGCGCGTGTGCATTGGTGAAAGCCGACGCTTCTTCCGCGATCAGGCACTGTAAAACGGCATCCATCTCTGTTGATGCCATAACCTAATGACTTCTGCCAATCGAGCGGCTTGTATATATACCAGTCGATTGTCTTGCGAAATTTAGTGTTCATCTCCTGCCTCCAATCTCGCCAGCGCCCACCTGAGCGCACAGCGGCAAATCGCGTGTGGCATGGTGTCGCCAGACTCGCAAATCCATTTACCGTTGAACGGAAGGTGTGCCTCCCACGGCATACCGGATTCTGGTCGTTGAAGCGACGTAATCTCGCACAAGTCGATCAGCGGCTCGGCGTCGGCAAGGTCGGTAGAAAGAAGTGGGCCAAAATACGACAAGTCTTGCGGACGTGGATAGCGGTTCTCGGTTCCGATTTCCCATAGGCGCCCCACACCATTCGGGTGTACTAGCTGCCACCGTCCTGGGTCATATATTACTTCGGTCCACCGCCAGCCTAGCACATGCTCCGCGACAGCCGCGTCCAACTCGCGGCCCGGCGGCAGCAGTAAGGCCGCTTCGATGGCGGCTCGCTCTTGGCTCATGGGAATAATTCCTGTTGTCCTTGCAGCGGTTTGACGCCGGGGACGCCGCCGCGATTGTTGATCCGAGCCCGGCTCGCCTCGGCGTACTTCTCGTTCAACTCGATGCCGATGTACGACCGGCCCAGTTGCACAGCGACGAGGCCCACGGTTGCCAGACCGGAGAACGGGTCCAAAATTACCGCCGGTATCGGTTCGAGGCCGCACGCACACGTCGGCCGCCAGCCCGTGTCGATCAGTTCGACGCCGGCGGTTGTGTTCGGGCAATGGTTGCCGGTTCCCGCCTCGCCCGTTCGCGCGGTGAGGTCGTTCAGTCGCTCGCGCTTCAGCTTCCGCCGCGCGACGACGCGCTCGATGGGCGCGAAGCACTTGGGGCAGACGCCGCGCTCGCTGGACCCGGCGAGAATCATCGGCTCGACCAGCCGACGCGGGAACGTGGCGAAGTGCTTGTGCTTCGCGCCGGCGTCCCCGTCTCGTCCGATGGTCCAGACCGAACGCTTGATGCGCGTCGCCGTCTCGTGGTCGTAGGGCCTGCCGCCGCCATTCGCGCCGCGCTCGCGCCCGTCAAGCTGCCACGCCCCTTCGCTGCCGAGCGGTCGTCGCTTGTCGTCGGGATACGCAGACCCCTCGGCAATCGCCTTCTGGTCGTAGAAGTACGTCGCGCTCTTCGTGAGCATGTAGACGAGTTCGTGCGCCCGGGTGCAGCGGTCCCGCTGCGAGGTCGGCATCGGCGACTTTTTGTGCCAGATGATTTCGTCGCGCAAGCACCAGCCGTCGTCGCGCAGGGCGATGGCGAGTTGCGCGGGGATCATCATTAAGTCTTTCGGCTTGGCGGCGACCGGCACACGACCGTTCGGCGGCGGACCACGCCCTTTCTCGTAGTCGCTGGTTCCGTAGGTTCGCGCGCCGCCACGCGAACAGTAGGTGTCGCCCATGTCAACCCATAGCGTTCCGCTCGGATGCAAGACTCGTCTGACCTCGCGGAACACTTCGACCAGCTTGCCGACGAACTCGGCGGGCGTCGCTTCGAGGCCGATCTGGTCGTCGATGCGCCGAGCGCCGCAGCGGCGACACGACAATCCGTCGAAGGTTAAGTATGGCTCGTTGATGTGGTCTGCATAATTTGGGTCGCCACGAAAAGGCGAGGCATAACCGTCAACCTTTTCGCCTGCGGTCGAAGTCGTCGGATGTCTTTTGTGGTCACACGCCGGGTCTCCGCCCTCCCACGTCGCCGTGTTGTAGTCACGGAGGCCCCAGAAGGGAGGGCTCGTGATAGCGCACGAGACGAAGTCGCTCGGCAGCTTGCGCAGTTCGGCGAGCGCGTTGCCGGTGATGATGTTGACGCTCACTTGGCGAACTCTCCGTTCTTGAGCCGCCGCAGGTACTCGGCCAGCAACAGCGCGTCGGCGTTGGCGTGTGTGACCTTCACGTCGGGGAACAGTTGACCCGCCTTCGCCTTCGTCACATTCTTGTCGCCCTTGCTGCGGCAGCCCAGCGCCGCCTGCCATCTGACCGGTGAAACTTCCTCGAACGGTATCTTCGCACCGATCAACAGCCCGCGTAAGAACCCGTACCCGCGCCCGAACGTGAAGGCCGAGGTCACGCCCATCTGTGGCGAGGCGTGAACCGACTCGATGACGGCGTGCAATCCGCCGTTGGCGGGAATCTGCATCAGCCAGTCAGACAACTCGCGCTCGGTCGCGTCGTTCTTCTGAAAGATGACGCGCCGGGTCGATCCCATGACGGTTTCCCAGGAATGGATGAGCG